ATGCAGTAGCACGCACGATCATCTGTCGTGTGCGTAGTTGGCGTTCCATCTGAGCTTCAGCCAGGCTGATGAAATCAGGTATGACAGACGTCAGATCAGACCGATTAAGCCAATCTGCCAGCGATGATTTCAGTTCGGTGTAGGTTGTCAGTGCCATCAGGCGGCCTCTTTTTCCAGCTGCTCTTTCATGATCCAAGTGTGATCATGTCGGAATTCAAACGTGCCAATGTGTCCGATCTCTTTCGAGACATCATGGTCAATATACACCTTGAAACCCAATTCCTGAGCCTTCTTGCAGAAGAACACATCTTCGCCCATGTAACCGCGTGTGTCGTACTGCCACGGCATATCAAACCAAGGCTCAGACATACCCTGAAACACTTCGCGCTTGATCAGCATCACGCCAGTACCAACAGAGCCAATCTCTTCCAAACCGCTTGATTCAGGCATGGTGTAGACCGGCTGGCGCTTGCCATTCTCGTCATAGTTTTGCGCGGTTGGTCCTGTAGGCATACGGCGTCTGGCGCAGTTGGCCGCCACAATGTCCACATCATGCGCCATCAGTCTCTGGATCATGTCCTGCGGAAATGTCATGTCAGAGTCGATGAACAAGATATGGCTGCAACCCTCTCGCATCGCATCCAGACACAAGTCAGCGCGCTGGTTTTGAATCAGCGTGCCTTGCAGTATCTTGAGGCTGACAGCATCGGTGGTGTTCAGCGTGTGATAAGCCACCATATTGACCATGCAATAGGTGTACTGAGTGTGAACCATGTCACGCGCTGGCGTGCAGACTGCGATGTATTTCATACCTGTCCTGGTCTTACTCTGAAAAATCGATTATCACTATCGTTGAGCCAACGCTTCATATATTCCGGATCATCCAGCTTGCCCTCTGCCTTCAACTGAAAGTAAATTGATTCTGGGATGCTGGCGACATGATGCCATTCACCCTTCCAATTTGCTTTATTGTCGATGGTGGCAAAGTCGCGCTTGTTGGCCTCAATGACTGACGTCAAATCCTGAGTTGTCTGAATCGTTGCCTCATCAGTCAGATCGTTGTAATGCCAGGTGCGCGTGATCCCTTTTTCGGGGTTTGCATCAAAAAATCGTTTTTCCATGTAAGTAGGGGAGGATTTCTCCTCCCCTTTCCTCTTATTTGATTAAGAAGTGATCAAGTCTGCTGCCAGACCGTGAGCGTTTTCAGCCAGCACTTTGTGGCCGAATTCGATCAACAGCATACGCTTTTCAGCGTCACCGGTTTTCGCCAATTCGACTTGCTGGTAAGGACGCAGCACAGTCATCTTTGCGTACTCAGGATCGATCACCCATGCATCGCGCTCGCGTTGGAAACGGTTGGCGATAACAGAGACTTGACCGAAATCGCTGACGTAGATGTCAACTGCGCCGATCAAGGTGGCAGGACGATCACCACCGTTGATGTTGTAACGCTGAGAGGCGATACCAGAGAAACCGGAAACACGCTGCTTGTTGACAGGGCCAACCATCAGGATTTTCGGAGTGCCGCCAGCAGTCCATACTTTCTGAATCACATTCTTCAAAATGGTTTCAGTGAAAGTACGCACGTTGCCGTCAGTACGCGCACTGTTTGGCAGTGTGGTGTAGCTGGGGTCTGTACCGTTGGTCTGCTTGTCGGTGTTGGTCTTGACGAATGCACCCAAGGATGCAGTCACACGGGCAGTGGTGGTGTTACCAGCGACAGCAATACCACCATTCAACATGATGTATTCCTGATCGCGCTTCAACTCAGAGCCGCGCTTGGCGATCTGATAAGCCAGTTCAGAACGGCGGCCAGCCTTGTTGACCACTTCTTCAGTGTTCGACAAGACGATGGTTTTGCGGCTGATCTGTGCATAGTTGGTCAAACGAACAGTCGCTGTGACTGAATCGAAAGATGCAACGTCATCACCTTCCAACTGAGCATTGGCGGCTGCGTCTGCCAAGGCATCGGTCTGCCACTCAAACAGAGTGTTGCTGATTGTTTCGCGGCCAATGTTGGATTGGTAGGGAGTTTCTTCGGGAGAAATGTTTGTGATCACATTACTCAAATCTTCACGGATACCCTTTGCAGAGTATGTGGTGAACGTGTTACTTACGATAGACATGGAATTTTCCTTATTTCAAGAGTTTGAAGATTGCATCAGCCGCGTCATCGACACGGCCGGTTTTTGCAAGACGCTGTTGTGCGCGCAATGCTTCAGTGTTGTTTGAGACTCTTCCTGCTGCACCAGGCTTGGCAGGCCGAGGACCGTTATTGGTCACCGGTTTGATCTGTCCTCTTTTGGACATCATCTGGTCATACAGCGCCGCTTTTCGCAGCAGTACAACCGCCCTGTGATCCATCACGTTTTTCAGTTCATCAGGAGAGAATCCAGCCTTCTGGCCAAATTGAACAAGCATGGCCTTCTCAGCCGCAGCTTTTTTAGCGTCTTTCCATTCCGGAATGGCCGCCATCAAAGCCTCTTGTTCCTGCTGCAACATCATCTGCTGCTGTTGCATCTGCTCTTGTTGCGATAACTGCGAGAGCCGCTGCTTTTCACTTTGAATCGCTTGCGCCTTCTCTTGGTTTTCTCGCACCAACTCACGCTGCCTCACCCATTCGATGGGGTCTTCTTGGTAAAGACGGTCCCAATCAATGTTTGGCTGCGTAACCTGTTGAATCTGAGCCTCTAAAGCTCCTAACAAATGAGCGTACTGCTCGCGCTCGGCACGCACTGCCTGCAACTCTGCCTCAGTCTGCTTTCGCACCTCGGCAATTTGCTGCGTTTTGCGTGTGTAATCCTGAGTCCTTGAATATCCCTTTTGGAGTTCCTCCAGCGTCACCTCGACTTCTTTACCGTCAACCTTGACGGTGAAGACTTGTGGCTGTTCTTCCTCCTCAGAATTTTCATCTTCTTCGGATTGTTCGGTATCAGTTTCATCGCTGGATGCGTCTGCATCGTCCAGCAATTCCTCATCTACCGCCGCGCCCTCTTCGGGCAACTGCGCCTCGCTGTTCTCCTCTTGTCCCTCATCGGGGAGCATTCCAGCAAGTGCATTGGCTGCTTCAGCCATATTCATCGGACCTTGAACTGCACTGCCTTGCGGCGTTGGTGCTACTGTCTGCATGGTCTATTTTCCTATTTAAACAAGATTCTTTTGTGCGCGCTCAATGGCACGCTGTGCCACCTTGCCGTTGTCGATCATTTTGGTGAGTTCGTTCTTGAAATTCTCAATGGCGCGTAACTGCGCCCAGCAAATCTCACGCTTGTTCGCCTCTTCCGGCTTGCTGTTCTCAAATTCCCACAGCAAGTCACCGCGCATCTTCTCCAAGGCCGTTGCGAAAACCTCGTCCTGCATAAATTGCTCGGACTTGCGGCCTTTTCGTACCTGTTCTTCCTGATTACTCATTGAGCCATTCCATTAAGGTTGATGGGTGGAGGCACATTCGCCGCCGTCTGTACCGCCTGTTGCACGATTGCAGACTGCTGCGCCATCGCCTCTCGATCCATAGCCTGCCGCGCATCGATCTCGGCAGTGCTAATCTGTGTGCTGTACTTTAACTCAAGTTCGTATTTTTTGAGCATTAAGTCTTGTGCCAGTTGATCTCTTCGATAATCGTCATCGCGAATCATCTGCTCTCGCTTCAATTCCAACTCGGCAGCCTTCTTCTGGATGTCGGCCTGAATCGATTGCGCCTGTACTTGTGCCAGCACTTCCTCTGGTGTCGGTTTCGGTGCGTCAGCCTGCGGCATCTGGTAGTCAGCAGGCAGCGACTTGAAGTAATTGGACGCATCCTTGAATCCAGACAACTCAATGATCTTCTGGATCGTCTTGATGTACATATCTGGCGTCACCACCGGATTGTTCAGGCCAAACTGCTGCATGATCTGCTCTTGTTTACCGGCAATCATGGTCAGCGCCTGAATGCGCTCGTTGGTGTCGCCATTGCCCAATCCAATGTTGACCGTCACATCCATATTGGCATTCCACACGCGCGGGTCCATCTCCACAAATTCATTGCGTAAGCGCACCATGCGCGGCTTATCCTGATGCGTTGTCATCAGATACAGAATGCCTTTAAACAGCTTTTTCATGCCCTCAGCCAATATGCGCGCCTGCAACTCCAAGCGGCCTTGGCTGGCTCCAATGGTGGCCGCTACCGCTGCTTTGGTGCTGGATTGCAATGCGTCAGCGTCCAAACCCATCGCAGCTTTGCTCATGCCGGTGCGATCTTCACGCATCGAATCCATGTAGTCCAGCATGGGGAATGCGGCCTGTCCGACAAATGGAGTGGAGAATGGTTGCACCATGCCAGGCGCTCTCATGCGGATGATTGCGCCTGTCTCGTTGTTCAGCACATCATCAATATTGACCTGTCCTTCAACCACGGCGGTGCGCGGGTGGATCGATTGCGCTAGCGAATCCAAGGTATTTCGCAACACTTCGGACTTGATTTCCTGAATGTCGTGCGTCAGATCAAACACCGAACCCGCCTCAATTGGCGAAGTATGCGGCTCAGGATCGCAGGGGAAGTCCACAAATGGGACGTAGCTGGCCGGAAGATTGCGAACTACGGTGTAGCCGGAACCCATGCAGCAAACCTTACGCAACTCAGCAATGCCGTCACCGTCATAGTCCACAGGCATATACGCCTCAACGTACAGCACACGGCGCTGCATCGGATTCAGACTGTCGCCAGCACCCATTGTGGTGGACAGCGGCTGGCGCGCCAAGTACTCGTCATTGCTGTCCAGATCGGTGCTGCTGATGTTCTCTTCGATCTCTTCAAGCTCATAGCCCATCGCCAGCAAATCGGCCACGGTCGCCATCTGACGGTGAGCAATGATGCTGGCATCT